CCGATAACCTTAAACTGCTACCTCAAGACTATCGAGTTACGCTTTGCAGCAAAGGTATCTCGGAGTTTCGGGGCAAGGATGTCACGTATTTCGTGGCAATTGATTCTAAGTCGACTTATAACAAAGGATGAATACTATGAACGAACAAATGCAACAACAGCAGGAACCGGTAAGCATCGCTCTTGGCGATATTGCTACTATGGTTCAGGTCATCGACGTTGTTTCTCAACGCGGTGGTTTCCAAGGCCAAGAAATGGCAGGTGTTGGTATGCTGCGCAATAAGCTCGCAGCTTTTGTACAGCAAAATGCGCCTGAGCAACAGGACGACAGCGCTGCAGCAGCTCAAGAAGTTGATGTAGACGTTCCGCCTGAAGGTCCGCTTGCAGATAAGCTGGTTGGCTAATCTGTTTTGGTGGGACCTTCGGGTCCCATCCCATTTTTATATGATGTTTTTTTGATGAAGGTTTTATATTATGTCCGTTGATGCAAAATCAAACGAAGTGTTATGGGTCGAGAAATATCGTCCTCAGGTAATTGATGACACCATCTTACCAGAAAAAATGAAACAAAGCTTTCGTAAGTTTGTTGCTGACGAAAGTGTTCCTAATCTCTTACTTACAGGTGGACCAGGTGTTGGTAAAACTACAATCGCAAAAGCTATGCTTGATGAGCTTGGCTGCGATTATGTTGTTAAAAATGGCTCACTCAATGTCAATATCGACACCCTTCGATACGAAATATCAACGTTTGCCTCCTCCGTTTCCCTCTCAGGTGGTCGCAAATATGTTATATTCGACGAGGCGGACTACCTCAACGCTGCATCTGTACAGCCCGCCCTCCGCAACTTCATAGAAGAATATTCTTCGAATTGCGGGTTTATCTTTACCTGTAATTTCAAAAACCGAATCATCGCTCCTCTTCGCTCTCGACTTTCTGAAATCGACTTCAGCATCGAACAGTCTGAGCGCCCTACGCTTGCCATGCAATTCTTCAAGCGTGTCAATACAATCCTGCAACAGGAAAATATTGAGTACGACAAAAACGTAGTCGCTAAAGTAATTGAAAAGCATTTCCCAGACTTCCGTCGAGTACTGACTGAGCTTCAATCCTACGCTGCTTCTGGTAAAATTGACGAGGGTATCTTTGTCAATCTCAAGCAGGAAAGTATTGATGAGCTCTTCGCTTTACTCAAAGCAAAAGACTTCACTTCAATGCGCAAATGGGTAGCTAACAACTCCGATCAGGATATGAATGAAATGTTCCGTCGGATCTATGATGCGGCAACCGACAAGATCGAGTTCCGTAGTCTACCCGGCTTTGTTGTAACCCTCGCGGATTATCAATATAAAGCCAACTTTGTTGCTGACCTTGAAGTCAATATGGTTGCTTTCCTTACGGAAATCATGATCGAAAGTGAATTCAAATAATGCCAAAGATTGATGAATATCACGTAGATAAAAAGACACGCGACAATAGATATATTATCTGCCAAACGTGTGAATCATACTTTGGTATGACAGACATGTGTCGCGAGTGTATGTGCATTATGAAGCTTAAGACTTGGTTCAAACCTCGAGCTGGTGGTAAGTGTCCAAAGGGGAAATGGTAATGTTAAAAAAGCGAGTAACCTGTTTTAATTGTGCAGACAAGATTGCCGCAAAGAAAGCTTTTACTGTAAAGCTCAACACGCTCGATGGAGCCCACGAAGTTAAAATGTGTGAGAAGTGTGCCGGCGAGTTTGATCAGATTATGATTGAGCTTGAGCAAACTATTAACGAGGTCTATAGCAATGAGTAAAGAGCTAAGCCCGTTTGATTTTATGAATGCCGCTTCTTTTAGTAAAGAAGATATCATCGGCAATAGTGACAATCCTGAGTTAACAGAAAAGGAGTATGTTCCCTATATTGTTAATCGTGGATTTACTAACTTCGATGATACTATCTTCCATGCGAATGAGATGAATATGCGAGCTCATCTCTTTCCTGCCGCTCAGTTCGACTATTATCGAGCTGCATTGCGTAAACGTAAACGATTTTCAAAGTGGCCAAAGGCTACTAAAGACGCTGATCTCGATGCCATCCAGCAGGTCTATCAGTGTTCTAGAACGATCGCGAAGTTATACCTTAAGGCACTATCAAAGGAAGATCTAAAGACGATCCATGATCGCCTGAACGTTGGAGGAGTCAAAAAATGATAAATAGACAAGATGGTTTACCATTGACGACACTACTAACAATTATTATAAAGGTGATTTTTAATCATGGACAACGAGGATATTTTTAGAGGCGTGGGTGTAGAAGTTAGACTACCGACTGAAGATAGTTTCCTTAAAATCAAAGAGACTCTCACTCGCATAGGGATCTCTTCTCGAAAAGAAAAGAAGCTGTATCAATCCTGTCATATCTTACACAAGAAGGGTAGATATTCTATCCTCCACTTCAAAGAGCTGTTTATCTTAGATGGTAAACACAACACATTTACTGAAGAAGATCAAGCAAGACGTAACACTATCGTTAATCTACTCGAAGAGTGGGAGCTGCTTGAAATCGTAGACAAAGAAAAAACGAAAGAGCCCGTTGCTGGACTCAATCAAATTAAGATTATTTCTTATAAAGACAAAGGTGACTGGGAGCTGGCTGTAAAGTACAATATTGGCAAAAAGTGAGTTTATTATGAAAGTCTATAAGGCGTTTGATGAGGCCGATATTCCGGTCTTTGCTACAGAAGGTTCGGCATGCTTTGATATTAAAGCAAATATCAAAAATGGTCAATACGTAACAACATACAATAATTGGAATAAAGAACAGGGCATTCTGGTAAAAGGAGTCGGTAATAAGCGAGATGCTTTCCAGCTTCCGCCAGGTATCCGCTGTCTTGTTCCTACTGGTTTAATCTTCGATATTCCAGAAGGCCACGTGCTCAAAATGTTTATTCGATCGAGTGTGGCTTTAAAGAAAGGTTTAGTACTTTCAAACGGGACGGGTATTATTGACTCCGATTATGTGGAGCCTTCGTATATTATAGTTACTAATGTAACTGACTGTTTGGTCACAATTGAGAACGGAGAGAGACTTGCTCAGTGTATTCTTGAGCCTACGATCTCTTATGACTTAGTTGAGACTAAAGAAAGGCCAGCGCAAAAAACTGACCGCGATGGTGGTTTTGGTAGCACTGGCGTATAAATAAATGTGTAGGATGCCGATAGGGTCCTACAACATTACAATTTAAATTCTTGCTTAAAAGGAGAAAGCTATGACTGGTTTAAACATTAACCACCTCACCCCGTTTACTGTAGGTTTTGATCGAATGCTCGATCGATTCGAAGTACTTACAGATCAAATGAATCGAACCGGAGGATCCGGTTTCCCTCCCTACAACATCCGTAGAGACGCTGACGAGTTCTATATCGATATAGCGCTTGCTGGTCTTGACCAAGACGATGTTGAAATCGTAGTAGAAAATGGAACACTAACAATTCGTTCTACATGGGACGAACAAGGTGATTACTTCAACGCTGGAGGGGAAATTCTTCACCGCGGAATCTCATTCCGTAAATTCACTCGCAAATTCGATATTGCGGATGACATTGAAGTGAAAGGTGCCGAATTCGTTAACGGTCTTCTTACAGTTCATCTCGAAAGAGTAGTCCCCGAAGAGAAGAAGCCTAAGAAAATCGAAATCGGTAATACGAAAAAGCTGCTGAAAGGCTAGCAAAACTTTTTATAATGGAGATACATTATGAATCCTAGAACAGGAAGACGAGTGCCTGACGTCACTTTTCAAACGCGCGTGCGAGACGACTCAGTCGGCGGAACCAATCCTTACCGATGGGAAGCTATTGGGTCGTCTGACCTCTTTGCTGGAAAGCGAGTGGTCGTATTCTCTTTGCCCGGTGCATTTACACCAACATGCTCAACATATCAAGTGCCAGGTTTTGAAGAAAACTATAACTTGATTCGTGAGCTTGGAGTCGATGAAGTTTATTGTGCTTCTGTTAACGACTCGTTTGTTATGAATAAGTGGGCAAAGGATCAGGGTGTTGAAAATGTAAAAATGATCCCAGATGGTACGGGTTGTTTTACACGACAAATGGGTATGCTCGTAGACAAATCAAACCTTGGCTTTGGTATGAGATCTTGGCGTTATGCTATGGTCGTAACTGATGGCGTTGTCGAAGCATTCTTCGAAGAGCCAGGTCTGAGGGATAATGCTTCTGACGATCCTTATGGAGAAACTGCTCCAGAAGCGATTGTTGAGTATTTGAAATCAGCGACAGGTTTGAGAGAAGCTAGTTAAAAAACAATCCACGTGGGTGACATCCTGCCTGGCCGTTTTTTAGGGGGACTTTACGTCCCCTTTTTTAATTGGCGAATCCTCCAGCACTATCCTCGCCGCCATTATTCATTTCAACAAGAGCACTCGAGCTGATGTTTCTATCACCTTCAATAATTGTATTATTAACAGGTGTAATGTTTTCTGTCTTATTGACTATAATAGGTGCTTGATTACCCGCAGAACTTTCGATAGCTTCGACAAGACGATCAATACTTTCGCTGGATATTTCTGATTTTAACGGCTCGCCCTGTTGTGCTCTTTGAAGCTCTGGGTTTTCTGCTTCGACCCTCTCTTCTAATGAAGCTCTATCTGAAGGAGTAACTGCAACATCAGGTTCTCCTTCTCTTGCAAGCCTTGCGTTATATTCTTCGAGGGTTTGCACTCCTCGTGTTTCTGTATCAAAATCTGCAATACCCTTTTCTATTCTATCATTAAGCAGATTTTCGAAATTCTGTCTTTGCATTTCACGCCGTTCAATGATTTCTTCTAATTCTTTTTTGCGGCGATCTCGCGCGTTCCTTGCAATTCTCCTTTCTCGGTTATTTCCAGTTATCGGAGTATCTTCTATACTTTCGAGTTCTTCTCTCGCTTGATCAATTTCACTATTCAGCCTCTCTCGAGTCTGCTCTGCCATTTCTTCTACAGTTTTATTGTATATAGTTTTTGTGTTTCCACGGCGACGTGTTTCGGTCCCGCCTTTTTTCAACGCATCTTGAATATCGTTGGGCAATCCTTCGATGTCGTACATAGCATCTCGAACTTCGTGATATAAAGTTTTACCTAATACATAGGCACCACCGAGAATTGCACCAGCAATTAAACCTTTAATTCCAAACATGCTTCCTAACGTAGCAGCTCCAGCAATCGTTGACAGGCCTTCGACACCATCTACGGAAGTATTCATTAATTGATCTTTAGTTAAACTTTCTGAGTCTTGTTTAAATAGTTCAGAAGCTTGTGATCCATAATAAACTAAACCAGATCCTACTGCTGCAATAATTGCATTTCTTCCAGTAAGTAATGATCTAAAGCCAGAGGCTCGACCGCGGCCTCTACGATCTGGGTCATCGTCTGCCCCATCAACAGGTGGCCGCGCACCTCCTCCACTTCTTCGTATTGCTTCGAGCGTTGCAGCGGTGATTACCCCATCCTTTATCATTTCTGTTACTGGGCCAGCAGCTAATACTGCAGCACCTATTCCAAGCGCGCCCACTGCAGCTTGACCGGCTTTTTCTGCCAGCCTTTCTAAATTTTCAGGCG